CGGCGTTGGTGATCGAGTACAGCCGCGTCACGGCGCGCGGGTTGGCGCACATCCAGCCCATCAGCCACTCGACGCGGGTGCGGAAGACCGGCTGGGCGTTCAGCTCGCCCAGGTCATTGACTTCCATCCCGCCGTTCTGGATGCCCGTGAGGCCGGACCCGCCCTTGCCCACGACGTAGAGCGACGTGGTCACGGCCGGCGCTCCGCCGGCGGGCACCTCCAGGAAGTCGATCGGCTCGGTGCCGTCGTTCTCAGGGTACGCGGTGACGAGGGGGAGGCCGTTGTAGCGCACGGCGGGCCGCCCGAACTCATCCTCGCCCGTGAGGATGACGCCGGAGACCGCCGTGGTGCGCATCGCGGCGGTGAAGCGCGCGAACAGCGTGGGGTGTAGCCAGATCTCCACGGGGTTCGCCGTGCGCTGGATCGCCAGGTCGAGGTTGGTCAGCGAGAGCGCGGCGCCACCGGCCGCGGCGGAGTTCGCCACGAGCTGAGTGCCGACGCAGCGCACCTGGAGGCCGTCCGGCTCGCGCGGCTGGGCGATGCTGTCGCCCTTGATGAGCACGCGGGTCGCCTCGGCGGCCATCGACTTGATCTTGTTCTGCTCGTGGGCCGAGCGGATGCCGCCCCCGAGCATCTTGACCAGCGCCTTGTCCACGTCGAGGTCGCCGCCGAGGATGCGGAGCGCGTCGGTCCGCTCTTCGAAGGTGCCCGTGGACTCAGTGTACGCCTCGTTGATCGCGCGGAACGCCGACCCGGGCAGGGCCGACTCGAGGCGATAGGTGATGGAGTTGCCCGGGATGTCGGTGAACGGCAGGGTGCCCAGCCACGCGCTGGAGCGCGCGAACATCTGCTGGATCGCCGCCGTCTTGTAGTCGCCACGGTCGAGCGCGAGCTTCGCGCTTTCGATAAGGGTCAGGGCCACGTTCAGGTTCTCCGGCTAGGGGTGGTGCCCTGCCGGCGTGCCCCGGTAGGGACTCGGTTGACTGCGGCCGAATCCCTCGGCTCCTACGATGTATCAGCGGGCCATCACGGCCTGCGGCTCGTGCGGGGAGCCACCCCTGCGGCGTCGCGCCGCGTCCTGCGGGTCCTGCGTCCTGCGGTCAGCGGGCATCGCGCCCGCCGGCAAATCCTACTTGGCGCCCGCCATCGCGGCGTTCGCCTGCTCCAAGAGCGCCAGGGGGTTCTTCCTCAGGAGTTCGCCCGCGCGTTCCTGCGAGAGGTCCCCGCCCGCGAACGTGCCCGCGCCCCCCTGCGCCCCGCCGCCCACGCCCATGCTGCCCTTGTAGAACTCCGGCATCTCGGCCCGGAAAGTCTTCGAGAGGAAGTCCTCGATCGTCTGCGAGGTCACGTTCCCCTTCTCGTCCTTGATGACCATGCGCCCGGCCTCGCCGAGCGCGAGCCGGTCCCTCACCTGCTTCAGCGCCGCCTTGGCCTTCTCCGGGCGTCCGCCGATCTCCTTGCCGCCGAAGAGCGAGACGAAGCGGTCGTCGATCTGCATCCGCTCGATCACCGCGTCCCGGTTGGCGATCTCGGTCTGCATCGTCGCCTTGGCCGCCGCGAGGTCGGCGTCGAACTTCGCCAGGGCCTTGGCCACCTCGCCCTTGTCGTCCTGGGTCGTGGCAGCGGCGAGGCGCCGCTCCAGCGCGGCCCGTTCGGCCTCCGCCTGCTTGCGCGCCGCCTCCTCGGCCTTCTTCTCGGTGCGCACCTTGGCGAGCGTTCCCTCCAGGGTCGCCACGTCCGGCACCTTGGGGACCCACTTCCCGCCCTGCTCCTCGTACTCCCCCTCGAACCCCTTCGGGATGTCCGCCTGCTTCTCAAAGGTCGGAAAGGCCATGTGTTTCCCTCTCAGGTGAAGGCGTGCGCTTCAGGGTGCTACGCTAGGCGCGCGTGTCCACAATAAGCAAGCCCCTACCCTGCGAACACGAAGCTGAGGCAGCGGCAGTTGTATGCCAGGTCGCCCGGCTCCATCTCGCCCGTGCTGTACGTCTCCTCGAAGGGCACCGTCTCGCCGGCCACGCCGACCGGCTGGGCCAGGTGCTCGTCCCGCACCCGATCGTCGCCCACATTCACCCACCGCTTCATCAGGCTGCCGCTGTCCACCACGCCGCGGTCGATGGCGTCCTGCCACGAGAGGCGCTGCCCGAGTTTCACGCTGTTGAGCGCGGCCGTGCGGGCGTTCGTCTCGGCGGAGAACGCCACCATGTTGCGGCGGTAGGCGTCCGTCATCCGCTTGACCTGCTCGGCGCTCAGGCCCTCGCCGCGCACGCCGAGGAGCCGATCGAGCGTGCGGTCGAACCGATGGTCTCGCAGTGCCCGAGTGAGCGCCGCCCGGTCACCCTCGCGCAGCATCCGCTCGAAGTTGGCGACGGCGCGCACCTGATTCGGCGCCAGGGGGATGACGGCCCTCAGCCCCCGAGCCATCGCACGCGGGCCGACGCCGCGCTCCAGCCCCAGCTCGATATGCGCACGCACGGCGCCGCGCACCGACTCCGAGAGCGTGGCGATCACCCGGGTTTCGAGGGTGCGGATGGCGTCGATGACCTTGGGGTTCAGGATGTCGAAGCCGATGCCCACCGTGCCCGTGACCGCCTGCGCGCGCCGGGGCAGGTCGCGCTGGAAGAGTCGCGTCTCCCGCCCCACGCTGCGGCGGATGGCCTCGCGCACCGGGTAGAAGGCGCGGGCCTCGATCTCGGGCGCCAGGAGGCGCGTGAGCAGGCGCTCAACCGAGCCGCTGGCGATGGCCTCGGCGAGCTGGGCCTCGCTCATCTCGGAGGCGAGCAGGGCGAAGGCCCGCAGGATGGCGCGCGCGATGTCCGGCGTGAGGCGCGCCGTCTCGCGGCTGACGCGGGCGAAGAGAGCGCGGCGGGTGGGGCTCACGCTACCATCACAGGGAACAGGTTGTTCCCCTCATGTCTCTTGCGCTTGGTGTCGCGCTTGGTGGCCGAGTGGCGCTGGCGACGTTCGGCCGCGGCGCCTCTTTCCGTGGCCCGCGTGCGGCCCCATTCAAGTGCGGCCGCATGAAACCGTGGACCCTTGGCCACGCTCAGCTTGTGAGATCGGGCCGCCGCGTACCAACGGCTACACTCCGGGTGGAACGTACTGTGCATCCCGCCGTTGATCCTCTCGCGCAAGCGGTATGGGTGATCCCACGTGGCACAGATAATACACCACCGCCAGTCAGCGCGACCGGATTCATCGAGCGCCCGCGCGCGTCGCTGGACAAGCTTCACGTAAGCATCGGTCGCGCAGACGACGATGTTGCCGCGAACCCTTGGCTTACTGGGTCTAAGGGCAAACACTTTCGCGTCCTGCCGTGCCGTTCCGAAAGCAGCACCTGCAAGGAGGCGGTGCACGTACTCATACCCGCGCCCGTATTTGCGGCGCCGTGGATCGTCGGACCTCAAGGCTATCATCGGTATTCCGCGCGCCGAGGTCCTCCCACCGTTCCACCGGGGATTCCGTTCGCCCCGAATATCACTATGACGCTTCTGCCAATGAGTGGCAATCCATCGCGCGCCGCGAGACTTGGGCACCTGTCCGCATCCGCATAGGCAGGGCTCTTTGGCCGTCACCTGCGCACGCACTCGTACGAGAAGAGACCGCGCACGTAGTGACCGCCGCTCACGGTACATCGGTGGTTGCCGATGAGCAGCGCGACGCCCATGGCCATGCAGAGGATGCCAACGATGACCCAGAAGGCCCTGTCGCGCTTCACGGCTTGGCCTCCCACTTGCCGGGCACTGGGGCCTGCCGTGCTTGCAACGCCTCGACCTGCATCTCGCGCTGGCGCTCCGCCTCGGCTTCGGCTGCGGCGGCGTTGGCCATCATCTCCGCCGCCAGCTCGTCGAGGTCCACGTCCTTGCCGATGAGGCCGCGGCTCTTCATCTGGTCGAGCAGGATCTCGATCGGCAGGCCCACTTCCTTGCAGGCGGTGACCAGTGCCGTGAGGAGGCCCGGGTCCATCGTCGCCATCTCGAAGTCGCTGTTGAGCGTCAGCGTCGGGGCCTGCTCCTTCGGGATGCCGTACCACTTGGCGTGCAGCCGCAGGGCCTCATTCAGCGCGTCGCCCGTGCCGATGCCCACCGTCTGGATCGTGGCGTTCTCCGCCACGCTGTCGATGCGCTTGGCCTCCGCCGCCTCCACGCCGCGCGTCTTCTTGCTGAGGAAACTGGCGCCGAGTTCTCCGCCCTCGTCCTTCGTCTCGTGGAGCCCGTCGCGCAGCTTGTCGAGCGAGGTGCCCTTGAGTTCGTCCCACGACACTTCAGCGTCGCCCTCGAGATGGGTCAGGACGCCGGGGCCGAACCCATAACCCGGCCGCACGCCGTTCTCGTCGGCCGCGAGGTTGCCCTTGAGCACCCGCTGGGGGAAGGCGCAGAGGTCGGAGTAGTGGTTCAGGTTGCTGGCGATGCGCCAGTGCTCGAGGTTGCAGTAGGCGAGGTCGAGCAGCGGGATCTGCGCCACGAGCAGGGCGTCGGTGTCGCCCGCGTAGCCGATGGCGATTGGGATCTCGTCCCAGAACTCGCCGGCCGTGGGGCCGGAGGCGATGCGGAAGACGCCCGCCTCGAGCACGATGACGCTGACGGCGCCGTTGGGCTCCTTCACCTCTTCGAGCACTTCCCACCACGCGATCGCCTGCCCACTCGTGCGTAGGGCCAGGGCCCCGCCGTCTTCCAGTGTGGCGAGGGCCCGGATCGAGGGCGTCCCCAAGTGGAGCACCCGATAGACGGTCTTCGTCGTGACCCCGAAGGCGCCCGTGCGCACCGCGCGCGACTCTCGCAGGTTGACGCGCGTGGGCACGCGGCGGTTGTTGATCGTGTCTTCGTCCCACGAGGGGATGTCGAGCCGTGCGTAGCGCGACCAGATGACCCGCAGGTTGTATTCGGCCTCGTTCGCCGCGCTGACCTCGACGCCCTTGGGCGGCGGGGTGTGGTCGACGAGGATGACGGCCACGCCGTCGGCCAGGCCGTCCCGCGTGTAGCGCTTGGCGAAGACGTCGCCGTGCGTACCGCGCCCATCGATGCTCTCCCAATCGGCATCGATGCGCGCCGGCCAATCGGGCGAGCGCTCCGGCGGTTTGGCGAACAGCATCCCGATGGAGGCCGAGAGGCTGCGGGAGAGCATCCCGTAGACCTTGGACGCCTTCGCGCGTTTCGCGTAACTCTCCGGGGTCTCGGCCTTCCACTTCTCGATGTAGACCTGGTAGAAGGCGTGCATCATCGGCGTACCGCCGAGGAGGCGCCGCACAAGTTCGACCTGGGGGCGGTACGCGGTGTATTCCGCGCGCGGCGTCGAGGGCAGATTGCTCGGGTCGGTGGCCATCAGTGTGTCTCGTAGCGGGAGAAGCCCACGGAGGCCGCGGGCACGGAGAGCTTGGCGAACGCGCCGGCTGCGGCATCTATCTGGTCATCATGCGCACCGGCCGGGAAGTCGGCCGCCTCCGTGCGGAAGGCGTCGCGCCACGGCGCGGCGGGCGCATCCGGGCACAGGAGGACGTTGCCTGCCTCAGAGGCAGAGGCCAGGGGTTCGGCGCGGAGCACCTTCTTGCCTGTCGGGTGCTCGGTCGAGACGGCCATCCCCGCGGCGTGCAGTCGTCGCACGAGCGCGGCCGTGCGTTCCTCGCCGGCGATACCGGCTTCGGTCTCTATCCACCAGCGCACGCGGCCGGGATAGGCGGCGAGGTCGGCGCGACATACCGCCTCGACCTCGGCGTCACGCGCCGCGATGGACTTGCGGAGGCGTGCGACGTTCACGACCGCCGTCCGTTGATCCGCCATGCGGCACATCAGGACGCCGGCGGAGAAGTCTGGGTCGTGCCCGCCGCCCTTCGGTTGCGTGCCGGCGAGGTCCCAGTAGCGCACCATGCGCCCGACGGCGGGGACGGCGTCGAGGAGAAGCCACCAGGCCCACTTGAACATCCCGCCCTCGCGCGGGCGCGGACGGCCCTGGACGAGGGAGGCGAAGCCGTACTCGCCGACTTCGGCGCGGTAGCCGACGAGCCAGTCCTCGCCGCGCTGCTCGGGCCATAGGGGGGCGCCCTCGGCGCGCCCGAGCGGGTCGCCCGGCTCCGCCCTGCCCGGGAGGTCGATGATGCGCCAGCGGTCGGCCTGCCGATCGCGCACGCGCCCGATCGGGTCGTCCTGGTGCCAGCGCGGGTGCGAGAGGATGACGGAGGTCTCCGGGACGCAGCGGCCGAGGATGTCGTTCGTGAACCAGTCCCAAACCTTGTCGCGCTGTAGCTGGCTCTCGGCCTCGTCGCGCTTGCCGATCGGGTCGTCGATGATGACGAGTTGGGCGTTGAGCGAGGCGGTGCCGGTATTGGCCCCGACGGCGCGCACGCCGCCGCCGGCCGCCGTCTCCCATTGGTGGGCGGCGTCCCGGTCCTCGCTCATAACGATCCCGCGAGCGCGGGCGAGGCGGCGGATGGCCCGCGAGACCGTGGCGGCCTGGTCGTGGTTGTGGGTGCCAAGGAGTACCTGGAGGCGCGGGTCGCGCTCGAGGCGATGTACCACGTAGCCGATCAGACCCTCCGTCTTGCCGTGCCGCGCTGACACGGACAGCACGAGGCGCCGCAGCGTGCCGGCCGTCACCTCGTCCAGGGCCGCGTGCATCATGCGGAAGTGGGGCGAGTCCCAGCGGTACTCCGGCCGCGCGGCGGAGAGCCAGGCGTTGAACGGGAGGGAGGGCCTCTCGGCGCGCGGCGCGGCGCGGCGCCGGCGGTACTCCGTCTCCAACTCCACGGCGTAGCGCTCGACCGCTGCGCTCACGCGAGGCCCAGCGCCTTGCGCTTGGCGGCCAGTTCCTCGTCGGTGAGTTTCGTCACGTCCTCGAAGCGAACGCGCGATTCGTCAACCTGGCCGAGGTGCTGCTTGCCGAGCCAGATCATCATCGTCGCGTTGCCGCCCTCGGCCGCCTTGAACTGCATCCGGCGCAGCGAGGCTTTGCCCTCCTCGGCGCCCCTTTTTATGAGGCTGGCGAAACGGCGCCGCAGGGTGCTCTCGTCGCAGTTCAGGACGGCCGCCATCTCGGCATAGGTGCAGTGGATGCGCGCCAGGGCCTGGACGGTGGCCGGGTCGATCTTGGCGAGCGGGCGGCCGGTCTTCGCCTTGCGCTTCACGGCCGCCG